TGACTCTAAAGTATGCGAATACGATTTACATCAGAAATCTATGCCACGTTATCCTAACAACAAACGATCCACTCACAATGTTCATACCGACGGAGGATCGGCGCCTTTTCGTTATGTCTTCACAGCTCAATGACCCCAAGACTTCCAGTCAATTCCCTGCCGATTATTTTGATAAACTCTATGCCTTTTTGAATGATGGCGGGACCGAATCCGTCGTGAAATGGCTCTCGAAACGGCCTCTAGATCATGCGCGGCTTCGTGCTGCGCCACCACTTTCACGCGGTAAAAAGGAGATAATAGAGTCAGCAATTCAGGTGAGACGCACTCCGATTGATGATATTTTTGAAAGATATGTCCAAGAGAAAACGAGCGGGATTCGCCCTGGAGTGATCTTCCATAGGGACCTAACGGCCTTCGTTCTGGCATCCGACTTCTTCGATGACACTGCGCGGCTTATTGGCTTGCTTAACGCGAAAAACTTTCACTTCAAGATGGCCGAACGCGGTTATACGATGTTCAAAAACCCGAATGACTCAGAGTGGCGACGCGGTAAGTATAGGACGCGTATAGCTTTCCTTGAGAAAGATGTCCCTGTGGAAGAGCGTTATGCCATGGTAGAAGCCGCCCTAGCAGATCGGGCGAAAGATGCGTAAGCCGCGCGCGGTAAACGGCCTAGGCGCGGTTCGCGCGGTATTTTCTATTCTCTTTCTCTACTCCCCTTTTCTCCCTTTTCTACTCTCCTCTAATTCGATTGTCTTTTCTATAATAGTGAAAGGAAAGTAAGGGAGAAAAGAGAGAGAGGGGAGAGAGGATAGAAAAAGCCGCGCGAACCGCGCGAAGGGCGTTTACCGCGCGGCTTTACTTTTCGCGGCATTCGGGGGATACTAGGCGAATGGCAACGAAAAGCGCAGGCGCGGCCCCAAGGAAGAAGAAGGCGAAGAGCGGCTCAGCAAAGCCTAGAAAGGTTTTATTGAGTCAGAAGCTAACAGGCAAGAAGCCGGAATCAATCATAAAGGTAAAGCGGCCTACGGGTCATCCTTCTTTGTATCGGGAAGAATATGATGAAGGAATTATTGAGCTTATGAGTGAAGGGGCTTCTGTCGTTGAGTTCGCGGCGTCAATTGGCGTTGTATCTGATACGATATACGAATGGGCGAGCAAGCATGAAAGCTTTTCCGCCGCCCTAACGCGCGCAAGGGAAGCGTGCAAGGCTTGGTGGGAATGCCAAGGACGGAAAAACCTGATTGATGGCTATGCGCAAGGATGTGGCACAAAGTTTAATGACCGCCTTTGGTCTAAAAATGTTTCCTGCCGTTTTCCTTCCGATTGGGTAGAGAAGAAGGCTGATGAGAACACCGCTGAAGTTATCGCGGCACTTGATAAAGTGCTAGAGGGAGTCAAGGGTGAGCTTCGCTCCTAAACAAAAAGAGTTTTACAATAAGGCAACGCATCGGTGGAATATAAAATCAGGCGCAACGCGATCCGGCAAAACTTTCTTTGACTACTTCATGATACCAATTCGTATTCGTGCCCTTATAGGTAAACCAGGGCTGGTAGTATTCTTAGGAAATACGAAAGGTACGCTTCAACGAAATCTTATTGAGCCACTCCAAAAGATCTGGGGCACCACTCTTGTGGGAGATATAAAAAGTGATAACACCGCTATGCTTTTTGGCGAGAAGGTTCATTGCTTAGGCGCTGATAAGGTAACGTCAGTCAATCGCGTTCGCGGCTCATCGTGGAAGTATCTTTATGGGGATGAGTTTGCCACGTGGCACTCTGATGTCTTTACGATGGCGAAAAGCCGTCTTGATAAAGCGTACTCATGCGCTGATCTTACCAACAACCCTGAGAGCCCAGTGCATTGGGCATATAAGTTTATTCATTCTGATGCTGATATCTTCCTTCAAGAATACTGCATTGACGATAATCCGTATCTGGACCCCAACTTTGTTGAGCAGCTCAAGAAGGAATACGCTGGAACGGTTTACTATGATCGCTTTATTCTAGGCAAGTGGGTGCGCGCTGAGGGACTCTGCTTCCCGTCCTTTAAGCATAACAAGAATGATAAGACTCCAGGGAATGTTCTCTATACGCTGCCTGAAAAGATTCTGCGCATTACCTTTGGCATAGACTTTGGTGGGCATAAATCATGCACAACGTTTATATGCACTGGCTGGTATCTAAAGGAAGGAAAGCTGGCAATCGTAACGCTGGACGCGCAGCGCTTATCACATCTTGGCAAGGATATCGGACCGCAAGAGCTTAATGCAGCGTGGTTCAAGTTTCAAGAGCGCTGCCGCAAGCAGTGGCCCGCTGATAGAGCCTTTGCGGATAGCACTGAGCAGATTTTAATCAAGGGGCTGAATAGCATACCCACCAGCATGCGCGTAGACAACGCGATGAAGCGACCTATCAATGATCGTATTCGCGCTGCCAATATGCTTTATTCGTGCGGCCGGAAATCGATCATGTCGAATTGCGCAGCATTGATTGAAGCAGTTGAGACCGCGGTGTGGGATGAGAAGGCTGAAGAGGATGCGCGGCTGGATGATGGCACGTCAGATATTGACAGCTTGGATGCTGATGAATATAGTTGGGAACGTTCTATATCTGAACTCATTGGAGGCTTCTGATGTTAAAGCTTTGGGCCAAAGTTATCGAGTTTTTGAAAAAGGTTTTCAAGATTACCAACTTCCCCCAGCAAGTCGCGAATGCGGATGCGCTTGTAATGCGCTGGTGGGACATTTACTCTAGCAAGCCTGATTGGCTTTCGTATTCGTATGTCACGAGTAACGGGCACCAGTGCAACAAGAAGAGGCGCACTCTTGGCGCTGCGAAGATCGTTTGCGCCGAGCTTGCCGGACTCGTGCTTGCTGAAGTGCCAGCCATAACAGCTGGTAAGCTGGTGGATGCGGTTATTAAGCAAGAGCGCTTCTGGGCAAACCTGCGCAAATATACGGAATACCAGGTGGCATTGGGTGGCATGGTTATAAAGGCGCGGCCGGAAGGTAAGCGCATCGTGCTTGACTTCGTTACTGCCATGAACTTCCTTCCGCTGTCATCTGACAATCGCGCAGTGCAAGAAGCGTCATTTATCGATCGCCGAGTGAGCGGGTCAAAATCCTTTGTGCGCGTTGAGACGTATCGCAAGACGGAAACAGGCTACAATGTAACGTCGCGCGCGTTCGATGAAGATACGAAATATGAAGTACCACTGGATGAACTATGGCCTGGCGTTACTGCTTCCGTTGATCTTGCGATCGATGAGGTGCCTTTCGTATACTTCGCTAATCCTGAAGCGAATAACATTGACCCGGAAAGCCCGATGGGCATTTCCGCACTGCATAATGCGGTGGATACTTTTCAGGCGCTTGATATTGCGTATGACGAGTTCATCTGGGAGGTGGAAAGCGGCCAGCGCCGCATCGCGTTGCCTGGCGTTTGCATGCGCACATATTTGGACCCAGAGTCTGGCCAGAGCCGCATGGGCATCAACCTAGGCGATCGCGTATATGTGCGGCTCGAAGGTGATGACGCGGAGAAGTTCAAGCCTGTGGATCTCACCAGCGATATTCGTTCTGAGCAATTTATTTCCGCCATCAATTTCCAGCTGAACATCCTTGCGATACAGACAGGCTTTGATGCTGGATACTTCAGCTTTGATGGCGTCAGCATGAAAACCGCAACTGAGATCATCAGTGAAAGCTCGCACACCTACAAGACGCGGGAAGCATACAGAGGAGTAACGGACGAAGGGCTCAAGCGCTTATTCGCCATTATCAATAAGCTCGGAAAGATTTACAAAATAGAAGGGGCCACGGACGTTGAGCCTACCATTCTCTGGGATGACGGTATAATCGAGGATCGGAACAGCCGAGCGACGTACCATGAGCAGCTTTTCGCGCAAGGGCTGGAGGATCGCGTCACGGCTATCAAAGCGATCCACGGGCTGGACGATACGAAGGCGGCTGAGATGGCAGCGCGCATCAAAGTTGACACCGCGGTGGTTGTGGATCCATTTGGGCTTGGGAAATAAGCCCAATGAATTTGTTTGTGGGGAGTATCAAATGAAGGCAACGGTAAAGGCGCCACCGAAAGGGAAGCTGGATCGCGCGCGATGCGCGCAGGACTATACGCACTTGTGCGCATTCTTTCACGTCAAGCGCGTCAGTGATGCGGAAATCGCAAAGCTCACGCTGATGCAATTCTACGCGATGGTTGATGACATCTTCGCGCGTCAGCCATTCGAGGCTCAGCGCCGCTATGCTGAGCATACTCGCGGCATAGGCAATCCAAAGTTCAGGCGCAATCCGCTTGCGTTCAAGTGGTACTTGGTAGACTTCCTGAAGAACGCAAAGGCGCGCGGCATCAAGCGCTTTGGCCTTTCACTTATCACGCCAGTCACCTGGATCATCTGGCGCATCGATCTTCGCAAGAGCGAGAAAGCCCTCCAGCAGCGCGCAAAGCTCAAGGTGGTAAAATGAACAAGTCAATCCGCATCGTCTCTGATGGAGATCCGTTTAATGTAAAATGCTTTGATGTGGATGGCGTGCCCATGCCACTTGACGGTGTGGTGGGAATTGATATCAAATTGCGCGGTGATGCGATGCCACTGGCCACCCTTCAGTATACCACTGCCGCGTTCGACATCAAGGCCGAGCTGCGCGAATGCGCGTTCAGCTATGCGATGTATTGGCGCGGGAAGCGCTTTGACGCGCTTGATGAGGCAGGATGCAAAGCGGCTTTGGCGTGGCAAGTTGAGGAGGAAACGACGGACCCCATCTATGCAAGCATGCTGATAGTGTTCGCCGCTCTCGTCAGGAAGCGCTTATCTGAGCTGGCGCTTGCATGAACCCTGGTGCCTTGCTTTATTCCGTTGAGACTGAAATCCTCAAGATGATCACTAGCGCTCTTGGGCGCGGCGCAGTCGGTACAGCGGAATGGCAGGCGGATCGCCTAGCGCGCATGGGCGTTATCACGCAGCGTGCCGCTGATCTTGTCTCCGCGTATCGCGTGCAAGTGGAGGAAGGGACCGCAACGGAAGTGGAGCAAGCCGCTGTGGATGCTGCTTTAGCGGTGGATGCGAAAGCGTTTGAGGCGCGCATGGCAGGGGCGGACGTTAAGACGCTTTTGGCCACCATGAATGATCCCGTCTTGCGCGCGAGTATAGAAAGCTGGCAAGCATCCGCGAAGTCTCAAATGAATCTCGCCATGGCGCAGCTTGCGCAAAACTCTGGCCGCGTGTATTCAGACATCATCAACCGCACCACGCTTTCTGTTATCACGGGCGCAGTAGATGGCCATAAAGCGTTAGTGCAAACGATCCGCGAATGGTCAGAGCGTGGTATTCCTTCGATCGTGGATACGGCTGGAAGGCAATGGACCACGGAAGCATACGTCAACGCGGTCCTGAGATCGAATGCAGGACGCGCAGCGAATGAGACCGCACTAGCAAGAGGAGCGGAGTATGAAACCGACTTGGTGGAAGTGTCATCGCATCCAGGATCGAGGCCGAGCCATTATGACTTTCAAGGCCAAATCTTTTCGCGTTCCGGTAACAATCCAGACTATCCAGCGCTAGACGAAACGGGATATGGCGCGGCAGATGGCGTTGGCGGCGTGAATTGCGGGCATCTTCTTTACCCATTCTGGGAGGGGCTTTCCGTTGCGCGCGGGCCTGAGCAGACAGAGGAAGAAAACAAAGCGCTGTACGAAGAGGGCCAGGACCAAAGGAAGCTTGAGCGCGCGATCCGAACCGCGAAGCGGGAGCTTGATGTAATGGAAACACTCAAAGACCCGAATGGCATTTGGGAAGCCAAGCAAACGCTGCGCGATCGCCAAGCTGAGATGCGCGACTTTGTAGAGGCCACGAACCGCACGCGCAGGCGAGAGAGGGAGCAAGTGTATGAACTTTGAACGGTTGTGGGGAAATCTTAAAATTGTTTTTGAGAATCTTGAAAAATTAAACAAAGCGCGCGGGGCCAAAGAAGACGGCTTCGCGGCTCAGGCTCTCAAGTGCATGACTCGACTTGAGCAGGACGAATTCAAGCTGCAAAGGAAGGAGAGAACAAATGGCTGAAGAAGTTGGAGTGGAGAAGCCCGTGGTGCCGATCGTGGAGAAGCCCGCTGAGCCCATGGCCAAGAAGTACAGTGATGAAGATCGCAACGCCTTCGAGCTGAAGGCAAAGGGAGAGGCCACCGCGAATCTGCTCAAGGAGCTGGGCGTGGAAAGCACCGGCAAGCTCAAAGAGGACATGAAACTTCTCAAGAAGATCCAGGACGAAGGCAAGACGGAAGCTGAGCGCAACGCAGCGGCCGCAAAGGACGCCACAGACGGCAAGACGGCCGCTGAGCGCCGCGCGGATATCGCTGAGATGAAAATTGAAGCGCTCACGCTCGGCGTAGACAAGACCAGGCTGGATGACCTCATCATCCTCGCGGAGAAGGAAGAAGGCGCAACAATCGCGGAGAAGGTCAAGAACGCAATCGAAAAGCGGCCTTGGCTCAAGGGCGAAGACAAACCGGCAGACTTTGGCGGCAAGGTCAAAGGGCAAACCCTTGATGAGCGCGCAAAACTCCAGGCGCAGATCAACGAAGGATTCGGAATAAAGCCCGCGAAATAGGGCTTTACTTTTCCGCGAAAGTGGCCGTATACTAAGTTTTGAGACTGCCAATCGCGGTCTGAGTGCCCGTTCTCTCTGACGGGGTGAAGCGCGCCGGGCGCTTTCAAATAACCGGGTGAGGCTTCAGGCCTAGTAACCTGAAATGATTTCCTTGCGGGAATCAATTCTAGCTAGGGGCCAAGGGGCTTTGCCCGGTTTCTTTTTGGCCCGAGGAAGCGCATAAATGTCTACTGCTAACGTTCTGACGTATGCCGAGCTGTTCCAGACCGCTCTGGATACTCAGATGGTCCAGGAATCCACCACGGGATGGATGGAGGCGAACGCCTCCAAGGTCCGCTACAATGGCGGAAGCAAAATCAAGATACCCAAGATTGAGATGGAAGGCTTGGGTGACTATTCCCGCTCCGCCGGATTCGATGATGGCGCCGTCACCATCGACTGGAATGAGTACGCCTTCGACAAGGATCGCGCCAAGGAATTCAACCTTGATACGCAGGACTATGACGAGACCAATTGGGTGGCAGGCGCCACGATGATCATGTCCGAGTTCCAGCGCACCAAGGTTATTCCTGAAGTCGATGCGTATCGCTATTCCAAGATTTTCGCGCTGTGCAACGCTGATCTGAAAACGGTCGCGTACACTCCCGTGGTTGGAACGGTGTACGATACCCTCAAGAACGAAATCGCGGCCATTCAGGATGTTATCGGCGAGAGCGTTCCGCTTGTCATCGCCATTTCCTATGCCGCTGCGAACGTCCTTGATCAGTGCGATGATATCGACAAGCACATCAGCGTGGATGACTTCTCCAATGGTGCCCTCCAGACCAAGGTGAAGAGCCTTGATGGCATTCCGATGTTCCGCATTCCCAGCGCCGTCTTCAAGAGCCTCTACACCTTCAGCGCCACCAACGGCTTCGCGGCCGCAACCGGCGCTCTGGCTATGAACTGGATGATCCTGCCGCGCAATGAAATCATCGCGGTGGTCAAGACGGATAAACTCCGCATCTTTGAGCCTGGCACTAACCAGAGCATGGACGCTTGGAAGATCCAGTACAGGAAATACCACAGCCTCTGGATTCCCGTGAACAAGCTTGACGCTTGCTACGTCAACTACACGCCTGCCGCTGCCGCTGCGCTCACCGCGACGTTCGCAGACGGAACTGGCACGGGTAATACCAAGGCGACCATCACCGCGCAGGCCACCACGAATACGTTCTTGGTGAGCGTGACCGCTGGTGTCGCAACCGCTGTTCAGAATGAGATCAAGACCGGCACCGCTTATTTGAGCGGCGCTGATATCGCGATCACCGCTGGGCAGTATGCGAACATCTGGGAAATTGACGCCACGGGCCACGTTGTCCGTTTCGTTTCCCACCTGTCTTCTTCCGGCGACATTTCCTAAATCCGCATCGCCCACCTAGGGAAATCCTAGGTGGGCATTCTTTTGAGGAGCTACCATGAGACTTTTTAAGCTGACGAAAGAAACTGTGTCAGTGATCCGTAAAGATCGCGAAGGCGTAGAAGGCGCGCAGGCAGACGGATATGCGCTAGATGGCGAAGTCAACGAAGCATACGAGGTGATCAACGCCCATCCGAGCTTTAAGGACGCGCCCGCTGAGCTTGAAGCGCCACCGCAAGACGCGCCCACTGTACCTTCGCAGCATGCGGTGAAGTCGAAAAAGCAAAGGGGGGTGAAATGTCGTCCGTCGTGGAGCGCGTAGAAAGCCTGGAGCATTGGCGCAATGGCAATGGGCAACCGGGCGCGGCCGCAATTTTAGTCACCGTGAGAGAGCGGCTTTGTGAGAATGAAGCGCGCGACGATATTCAGGACGCGTACATTGAGGCGGCCAAAACTGCCACTGCCGTGGCGAAGGCATCCGAAAAGCAAATGCTTGTTGATGCTGTAGAAGAGGTCATGAAGAAGCGCGGGAAATCCGCTGAAGGAATTATTCGCGCGCTGGGGCCTTACTTCGCTGCGATCTGCGCGCTGATTGCTGCCGCTCTTTCCCTTGGAGGGAAACCATAATGTCATACGTCATTGAATCGTATTATGAAGGCACGTATGTAGGCGTGGACGCTGGTACGGATTTCGCACGCCTAGCCGCGCGTGCGTCCGATGATATCACGCTGATGTGCCCGATGCAAGTTAAGGATAGCACCGGGGAAGCGCTGGACCTGACAGTCCTTTCCGTTGAGCAGATCGCGGCCCTCAAGAAAGCAACATGCGCCCAGATTGAGTGGTATGCGCAGAATGGGGATGACTACAATGAATCAGGCGGCGCTAAAGGCGCCAAGATTGGTGCATACTCGGAAGGCTCGGGTGGCGGAGTCTCGAAGAAGGCTATGGGCCTTGCGCCGCGTGCGCATGCGTACCTGGAGCAGTCAGGCCTTATGGCGCGCGGCGTCAAGGTCCACGGATATCCGCGATACGACGCGCAAGGATGCTACTGCGATGAGTAATCCCATCCCGCGCCATTTGCTTATCCATAGCGCAGCGCTTGCGCCTTATGTTAGCCCTGGCCCGCCCGTCGCGTATGGTACGTCCGTTAATCTCGTTCATGTGCGCTTTGAGCCGATAAAGCAAAACGCATTCACGAGCCTTGGAGAAATGAAGGATGACCGCTTCCTCCTCTTCTTCGATTGCGTTAATTCGCTTCCCGCTGGGCAAGCCTTCGCGAAAAAGGACAAGATCACGTATGATGGTCTGGCCCTTTCCGTGCGCATTGTAACGCCTTGCTATGGCAATTCGGCAAGCGTTCACCACTATGAGGTCCGTTGTGTCTAAGTCGAAAGTACGAATTGAGTTTGATACGAATGCAGCGGCCGCGCGGCGCGCTCCTCTCTTCGCTCAGGCGCAGGCGGCGCTTGATACGCAAGTGCTCAAGGACTCAAATCTTTTTGCGCCCAAGGCTGATAATTTCCTGCGCGCGTCCGGCCGCGTGGATGGCCCTGGAAAGATTTCCTATAATACGGTATATGCGCGCTATCAGTACTACTTGAATGAAGGTGCGCATTATACGACGCAAGGCACGATGGCGAAGTGGTTTGAGCATGCGAAGGCACTTTATCGCGCGGTATGGGTGGGCATCACCCAAGGATTTTTGAAATGAATATGCTTAATGAAGTAAATGCATACCTGATCAAAAAGGTAACGCCATACGCTGCGATTAGCTTTGACGTGTTCCCTGGGGATTCGAGCGAAGAGCTGATGGCGCGAAACGATCCAAGCCAAGCAGCGGATACCCGATACATGGATGGGTCGCGGATTGGCTCTTTCCTTTTTTCGTACTATGCCAAGTCATTGAATTCTGAGACTGCGCGCATTCAGCTTGACGCATTCGTCGTGGCTCTCGATTTCAAAAATCTCACGGTGATCGCGGGCGGCATCGCGATCAGATTAGAAGCAGCAACAACGCCAGCTTTCGTTTCAAGAACGGAAAAGGGCGAAGTAATATTTGTTGTGAGTCTGAGACTCGAATATCACACTGGAGGTTGAGTATGTCTGAATCGTTCGTTCTGAATTTTCAGGACCTGTATGAGATCGATATCACGCCGCTGACCACGGCCACGTGGGTACGGCTTGCTGTTGGAATCTCCTCGGCAGTCCCCAGCATGAATGAAGTGCTGGCTGAGGACGTGTATCTTGATGGCGAGGGCTTCGGCTCCACGGATGTCATTGGCGCAAAGATGCGCATTGAGTTCGCTGGCCACCGCGTCGTGGGTAATGCCGCGCAGGATTACATCGTCAGCAAGAAGCTGGAGCTGGGCGACGCGCGCAAAACGCATTTACGGTATACGGATGCGATTGGCAACGTCATCACCGGCAATGTGACGATCGCGGAAGTGGAAGAGGGCGGCGGCGACGCGGGCGCCAAGAAAGAACTCACCTTCAAAACGGACGTCAATGGCAAGCCCACGCTCACAGCGAAAGCCGCTGCCGCTGCGCTCACCGCAACCGTCGCGCCTGGCGCGGCCGCTGGTACGACTTCGTTCACCGCGACACCCACCAGCCCGAACACGCTCAGCTTCAAAATCTGCGCTGCCGATCCCGGCGCAGTCTACGGAAGCCAGTACGTTTCCGAGGACATCCCGTATACGTCAGGCGCCAATATCTCAGGCGCGGCCGCAGGGAACTACCTTCAGATGTTCGAGCTCAACGCCTATGGCCGCGTGGTCAAGTACGTTGCTGTGCTTCTGGACGCGCAAGACTTCCCCGCGTAACTCAAGCCCCACGCTCTGCCAGCCGAGTGTTTGACTGGATAGGGGGCGCCGCTGAATCGTGGCGCAAACATTTTACCGTGGGGGTTTAAGATGGCTAATGAATTCAGAATGCAGGTGAAGCGCTGCATAATTCCAATTGTGATAGAAGGCGAAGAGCTGGACGCGAATGGTGAGCTGAAAGTGCGCCTCAAGAAAACCTATATTGTGGATATCGGGAATAAAGCCCGCTTGCAGGGTATCTATACCGCATGCAAGGAGCTTTCCGAGCGCGCGCGCGAGATTGAGGAGAGCGTCGCCGCCCTTGACAAAATCGAGGATCTGGCAAAGGGCATCATCACCGCAACGCTCAACGATTGGGAAGCGGTCTGGGAAGCCACAGGCCAGAACGTATTCGCTGTTATGTCTCTTTCTTTTTATCTCGTAAAGGTGATAAAAGAAGAGGCTAGCGATAATCTTAAACGGTATGGCTTTCAATCCAATTCTTGACGAGTTACCTGACAGCTTTTTAGGCTGTCAGGTAAATACGGATTTCCGCCAGGGCTTGCGCTTCTTCGCTGCTATGGCGGATACGGAACTAGAGGAGCAAGAGCGCGCGGCCTTCGTGCTGCGCCTTTTCTTCCCCGTTGCGCTTCCCGAGCAAACTGAAGAGATATGGCCCTTCATTGACTTCTTTATCAGTGGCGGAGAAAAAGAAAAGAAAGGCAAAGGGAAAAGGGTTTTTGATTTCAATGTCGATTCAGGGCGGTTGTATGCTGCTTTTCTGCAAACGTATGACATTGACTTGCGCTCTGTGAAAATGCACTGGTGGATTTTTCTGGAACTGTTTCGCGATCTGCCTGATGATACTATGCTTTTGAAAGTGATCGAGATACGCGGCAAGAAGCCACCCAAGTACGCTGATGGGGAATATAAACGCGAACTGAGAGAACAACAGCGCACCTTTGCGCTTAAACAAGGGCTTTCCAATGCGAAGGCACTAGGCGAT